AGTGGCACCAAAACCTTGGCTTTGATTAAATGCCACTCGAATTAGTGGATGGAACCCAAGTACATTAAGATAAATGCTTTCTGTTGCATCATAATACTGTGTTGAATCCGTTACATCATACCAAGGTGCTTCATAGTCCTCGGCTGCTTGTGCTTTGATTGTGCCTGTGTAATGTGTTAGATCCATTTTGATTGTGGTCAAGCTGGTACCGTGTGTGGGAATTTGACTTGAATAAAATTCTGTTGCGTGTGCGGCATTCAATGGCTGTGGTGTAAGTGCCCAATCAGGCCAGCCGCTTGGTGGATTTTGTGGCCATGCATTTGGTCCATAAATTGTGGGAATAGTCAAGTTAGCACTGTCTTGAAATTCGGGCAGTATTGAATCCACGATGTTGCAGTCCGCTCGTGCCTGTGAGTTGGCATCAGTATACACTGCTTGAACGTAATCGCCCGATGTGCGTTGTATGCTATAACTGGCGGGCTGTGCTGTTAAATCAATGGTGTCTTCTGTTGTTAGTACTACCTTGACTCTACCAAGTGCGGCACTGAGTGTTTCCATTTGTTTGCTGAGCAATAGTACATCGCCATTTTGGCTGATTATACGGAACACAAACGTGCTGCCGGTGATGTTTACAGGTTTTTGTTCCTGGTTGATAAATTCAAACAAAAGCACGTTGTCAACGCCTTTGTTTACTGTTAGTTGTTTTGCGTACACTGGATCGTACCTCGCTGTGAAATAGCCGCCACTGGTGTCAATCAATAACACTCTGGTGATTTGCTGATATAAGTAAACGGTTGTGGAATACATAGAACAATATTTATGGGTAATAATATCTTTGACAAACTGACGGAAAAGTATCCGTTTATCACGCTGTGCGTGTATGCAAACGCTGAGTACGTGGGCATTGTACAGAACCGGGACGACGCAGTCACAACTATCTACGACTTTGGTAGTATACTGTCGCCAGAAAACAAAATGAAATTCTTGGAACTGGCCACGACTTGGTGGTGGGAAAGCAACAGATCTATTCCTATTAACATATTTTTGCGCACAGAGTGGGAGCCGTTCCGCTACACACTACGCACATTTGTCAACAAAGATCTAGAGATACTACACGGCCCGGCTTGCAGTTTACTTGATATATCTCGCAAAAAGAGCAAACGCAAATCAATTACACTGGTTCGTCGGCTTGATTAAGCAAGTTCATGTGCAACACAACCAACATTGCATAAGACAAACTGTGTGACTTTTTAAACGTGTATCCTTGTGAGTCGTCGCTGTCCCATACTGTAGCAAACACATCTGTCCAGGACTGATTCTGTAAGTGTGCTTTGCCTGGTCTAATAATTGATATAAACGCTGCCATTTGTGGCACAGTGCTTGGTCGCATGTTCTTCAACAGGTCTGTGTAGTTGCCCACATGTACTAATTGTCGTGCCCATTCAGTATCTTGATATAGCCTATCCCAGGGAGGAGTAGCTGTCAACATTGCTTGATAATGCTCAGGATTCTTGACCAATTGATACACACTCATGTTCAACAGATCAATTTTAAAATAGCCTCTCTGTTCGGCTTCTTCATAATCCAATGCCGCACAGTTGTGTATGGGATCATAAGGAATGTCTGTGACATACACTCCGGAGTTGTGTCTGCGCACTTGTCCTTGATGTAGTTGTCGTGCAGGAGTGTACCGAATCAGCTTCAGCACACTATCTCTGTCGGCAAAGTCAATGTCAATATCTGCACTCATGTTACCACCCTGCTTGTTTTAGTATTTCTTTGGCATACTCTTGGTCTGCCGAGTAGTCATGAAACTTCTTGGCCCAGGCATCACTGTCAATGTATGGCCAAATCATTGCAATCTGTGACGAGTCCAAATTATTTAGAAACTCTTGTCCAGATGCTGAATTATAAATCACCCAAGGTGATATGCGACCTGTAGTGACTGCATGACATAACAAATTGCTGTTGCCATAACGCATGCAATCATGTGCGGGATGTGTGTGTTTTTCTTCCCAGTCAATACTGTACTCTATTGCACGAGCCAAAGCATCTGCCACAGCTTCTACTCGTAGATAAAACAACAAGTACTCGGTGTAGATTTTGTCACTGCACCAGTTATCAATCTTCTTGTTGTTTTTCAATAACCATGACATAAACTGTGCAGGATTGATGACTCGTGTGTTTACACAATAGCGGCCAAACTTGACAAATGCTCTGTAGTAAGGTGAGTCACAAAAGTCCTCAAATGTTTTTAGCTTGGCGCTACCTTGTGCCAGTTCGTAGAACTTGATGTAGGCTTGAAATCCCAGTTGTACTCCACGTTCACTTTGTTCCATGCGCCTGCGCTTGGGCTCGCACATGTGTACTGCAATAGAGCTTTCACGTGCAAACTCTTTTTTACAAAACTCACAAGTAAACTTACTTTGTGTCTCTGCCATGCTGTCTAATGTATTGGTCAAGTTCTTTTTTGGTTGTGATCGCTGCCATAACATCTATTTCGTCTGGCTTGTAATGTGGAAACAGTTCGGCCAATTGCTTTTTCATTGAACCTGCACCTGCTTCTTTTTTCTTGGGTGCAATCCAGTTGTGTCTTAGTGAGCCCATGCCTGGACTTACAGTCGTGGCCATTAACCATTGCAGTTTACGATGCTTGGATGAACTGATGTTAAAGAAGTTTTTGTTCAAGCGTTCGTTTGTGGAAATCACATAGAACTCTTGCAAGTCTCTTGAACCTTCTACTGCACTGCCCCAGCGTATCATCAGGAACGGAGCAAACTTCTTGCGCTCTTCATCAGTTAGCTCGTCGTAGAAATCTCTGACCTTGTGATCAAACATTTTCATCTCATTGGCAATGCTTAGTTTATCAATCATGTGTTTTCTTTAAATTATACAACATTTCCAGTTGATTCCACAACTCTTGCATGCCCGGATCATTTAGTGACATATGATAAATTCCCATAATTTTGGCCATAGTGGACGAAGGCATGCCCAGTATCTTGTTTTCTAGGTCCTGATCATATCCCACAACTTGGCGTTCCGACGAGCCAAACTCGCGAGCATATATCGTGGGGCCGTCACGCTCGTAAATGTATGTTACGCCTGGTGTGAGATTGCCCATACTTGCCTACCATGCTTTGTTGTAATCTACTATCTCGCAGTTACGACTGATGTCTTTGACAAAGTACACACATTCTGGTTCGTCACCGTCTGTGATTGGCACTGCTAGCATTTGTCCGTTCTTGAGTTTAGGTGCATACCAAGATACTTCATGATACACATCCAAGATCTCAATGTCAGGAAAGCTGGGGCGGAAACTGGTAAGAGGATTGAATTGGAATACTTTGAATCCACGATCATTGATACTGGTCAAGGGCAATACTTCTAGGTCGCCAATCTCGGGTTCGCCAATTAGCACTTGCCAGTCCATAGGCATCTTGATTGTGTTATCGCCTATACGCAACACCAAGGCTGGTGAGTTAAAACTTTCCAAGAAGATCAAAGGAATAAAGTGATAGTCAGGATCTGCTGGGTTAGAGTTATCTAGGATGGCAAACCTCATGTCATCCACCTCTTCAGGCAAATGGTCAAGGTCGTAGTGTTGGTTGTCTAGTGTTAGTATTCGCATAGTAGTATATTACAATATTTTGTAGTAAAAGTCAAGTTTATTTGATCTTCATCCACTCTAATTTCTCAGCAGAGAAAGGATAGTTGGCTTCCTTATAGAAGGCTTTGCGTTTGGTCAAATGCCGCTTGGCAAACTTGCAGGTGCTTGTTATGTCCCAGATTTGAACATGATCTTTGTCTTCTGCTTTACGTATGCCTCGACCGATGCTTTGGATAACACGGACGAAGGATTTTCCAGGTTCAATGAGAACCAGATTAAAAATCCTAGGTATATTGATACCAACAGCAGCCACACCATATGTTGCCACAATAATTTTGCCTGTTGCGTCGGCCACTTCGTCATATTCATCTTGTCTAGCCTTTGCTTTTGTTGCCCCGGATACAAACACAGCTCCATCACCCAGTCGTTGCACCAGTTGTCTGCCACATTCGGTTCTGTCCACCAACACAAGTGTGTTGCCTGTTTCGTTGACTCTGCGCACAAGGTCTGCCATGGTATCAAGCCGCCCGGATTCTTCCAGCAAGTACTTGAGCTCGCTTTGATAGTTTGAATACTCCACATGGTCTACCAACTGCACAATGTTAACGTGGCACTGTGCCAGCACACCACGATCCTGTAGCTCACTTGCTGACAGTTTGCTAACAACAGGGCCTAAGCCAACCAACAAGGCCTGGCTTTCAAATTTCTCTTTGGGTATGGTTCCGGTCAACCCCCAACGAATTGGCACCCTAGCCATGATACCTGTTAGCAAGGTTTTGAGTGCATCTGCTTTGGCCATGTGTACTTCATCTACAATAACGCACACTACATCTTCTATAAAGTCTTGTATGGTAAATTTTGCTGTGCCGTCTTTGGAATCTTTAAGCAAGTTGTTTAGGCTTTGCCAAGTGCAGATGGTATGTGTCTTGCCGTAGTCTTTACGATCTCCAAAATACACACCC